CCTGCACCCCGGGGATGATGTGGATTGTTCCGTGAACTTGTTCGTTAAGAAAGAATTCGTAGATTACGTTCCGGATTACGACAAGCCTGCAAAACCACGTATCATTCAAGGGTGTTCCGATGAGATGTTAGCCTTCTTCGGACCTTTCTGTCATGTCTTGGCAAAGAAACTTGACAGGCTTAAGGGAATTGTAAAGCACTACGCAGCCCACCAAATTTGCGAAAAATATGCAGCAGTGGAAGAGGCTGCAGGCAACTGGTTCAAACGCGTAGTCACTTACGATATGCACACTTACGATCACAGTGAACATGAGCCCGCGATGGAGATACAGAACGCTCTTTACATTGCTCTTGGTCTACCGGAGTGGGTTGCTAAGATCATATTAGGTTATGACGTTTGTTGGACGGCCTCGCATTATATGATTATTAATAAGAAGAGAGTGAAATGCGTCGGCTATACGTCCAATTATGGTGGCCGGAAAACCGGAGATCCCCACACCTCGGTGGGAAATAATCTCTACCACTGGTACATCATAGCGTCTTTCATGTTCTATAACGGTTTGAACCCGCAAGATTGCGAATTCATGATAAATGGAGACGACTTTGTGGGTTGCTTCAAGAGAACAAACCGAACTACTCTATTAAAACATATCAATTCTTTTGGTTGTGATATAGAGTGGTGTGATCCGAAGGAGTTTTGTGGTGGTTTCTATTTTGGAGATCTAGATAAAGTTTATGTTAGAGATCCAAATCGAGCCTTGTTCAAGTTTGGTTGGGCCACCAACATTGGACGAACAACTCCTGCTCAACAAGCTCGCGCTAACGCTATTTGCCAGTCGTACATAGCTTCCCGAAATCCAATTCTCGCTGCTATGGTGAAGAGAACTTATGACTTAACTAGAAAAGAGAAGGCTATCTTCATCGACCCAAAGAGAATCAGTTACCGGTTATCTTTGTTGGGTGAACAACTCACGAGTTTGAACCCAGAGTTCTCAACAAAGGTACCAATAGCAGTACGAGTAGATTACGCGCACACTTGTGGGGTTCCCGTCAGCACTCAGATCCGGGTGGAGGAAGCTGTGGCTAAGATGCAACTTTTCGACCCTCTACCTAGGATTTTGGGTGTTTTGCTTTCGTAGCCAACAATAAATTGTTAGTTAGGTTAGCTCACTCTCTATGGTTTCAAGTGTGATACGACGTACCCGAACG